CGTTGGATTGTGTGCCGAAATATAGTATTCGATCTCGGTCAATTGTGGTTTGATGAACCATTGTAACATTTTATTGAACATTGTGCAACCCTCCTATACAAGTATCTATGCATAGGAGAGTCATTTTATGCTGCAACCGCACATTTTATTTAGTGATATCAGTTATTTGGAGATTGGTCAGATGGGCACGGCGTATCTTACACTGTACCCAATCATTATAGTATTGTGGTGATATTAGAGCATCTCTGGCAAATATTTCTTTTGTTTCCAGATATGAACATTCCGATTTAGTCTTACAGAGGTGAAGGATAGTCCTTACGAACTTATCCTCACCTAAGATGGAGACATCTTCTTTAAGTGTTTCATTGGAACCGTAATAGGTTTGCCAGTCTGAAGGTTTTCGGATCTTTTTTCTTTTACCGTTGACTGTACGGTAACCAGCCTGTGTAAAGTATTTGCGTCCAATATATTTTCGTCCTGTAATTGTGTTTTCTATCATGTAGACAAAACCAAAACTCATTCCATCATCGATATACTCACTTCCACATAGTAACCATTTCATAGCGGTTCGTCGTCGTCCTCTTCATCAAAGTCCTCACGTTCCAATATGAGGTACTCGCCGCAGAACGGACAATGTGTTGGATCGGATTCAGTATACATCTCATTATATGTGATGGAAAATTCTGAACCACATGCTGAACATTCGTGCTGTAATTTAATCATCAGTTACACCATGACTGTTTGGCCTCACCGAAATATTCACGGGCAAAACCGTTTGCAATTAATTGAGCACGGAGACTTTGACCATCAAGTATAATATCTCCTAGAATACGACCACCAAACTTATCCCAACCATATAACACAACTTGACGTTTCGCTGATTTGATTACAGCATTCTTGGTGAATACTGTTGCTGCTTGTCCACGTTGATCTTCGCTAGGACATTGAGCACGAAATCCTTTTTCTGGTGTATCAACTCCATAGATACGAACTGCTAATTCTGGTTTAAGTGGTTTAGGTAGATATGGTGCAGCAATAACTACAGTGTCGCCATCATTAACACGGACGATTGTCGCATCATACATCACACCTTCCGGTGTCTTTGCCTGAACTGGTAAAAACAAACAAAGAAAAACAAATCCAACTAATGCATATATCTTTTTCATATCATTTCCTTACATACTAGGTTATAAACTTCATTTCTTGCTGTATCTTGTGTTAGCATCTCAACTGTATATGAACCAAATTCATGTGATCCTCTAAAAACTAATGTGTCATCAGGATCAACAAACCATTCAAACAAAATGTGTAGATTTGCATCTTTACAGTTTAAAATTCCATAAGTATATATCTTGCTTACTTCCGTCTTGACCATATCATTATAGAATGGTTGTTTATATACTGTGGTTGCATGGAATTCATACATGTCCTTGTGTTCTTTCAACATTCCATTTTCAACATACAATAACCAATCGGCTCTCTCCGATGCAAGAGTCCATTCATGCTCAACAAAAGGAATTTTAGTGACGCCGTTTTGTATCTCTACAAAAGGTAAACGATACTCTGTGACAGAGTAGGAGGGTAGTGCTATCAATACCGCCATGACAAAGAAAAATAGGCGTTTCATGGATCATCTCCCTAAACGCCTATTTAGATACTACGATTTACATCTTAGAACTGTCGTGAGTATGTGAATCTCCACGAATTCTTTTCTTCTGATGTGTCACCATACGATTGACTATAACGCACTGCAAGACTATCTTGCTTGGTCAATGCGTATGACAATGCTGCATGGTAACGGTTGCTTTGGTAAAGATTGGATGTTTCGAATGCATCACGATAACGATATCCAATATCTCCATTCAAAGAACCTATCAGAGGAAACTTTGTGCCAACATCTACGGCATAGTGGCCGAAATGTGATGTTGAGCCAATCTTTTCACCTAAACGCACACCAACGTATGGTTTCAGTGAGCCAAATTGTAATCCTTTACGTACACGAACTTCTACACCCTCACCGATTGAACCATTACCAACTTCAGTTTGACTTGTCTCTAATTTGAAACTGTAGTCCCATGCAGTATCAGTTTTATATCCAACGGTTACTGCATGTTTGATGTTTTCTTTGTTAGTGTTACGATTTTCTTCTTGATAGTATTGAAGGTCAGCATATCCACCTGCTTGTGCTACACCTGCGACCAATAATGTTGTAATTGCTAAGATTTTTGCTAACTTCATTTAATATCTCCTAAGTTAAATTTGGTCCATTCGACACGAACCTTTGATACTACTTCTTTTGGTAAATGGACATAATCTAAGTCCGTTGCCATCTTTTCACCGTTGTTAAAACACCAACTGAAAAACTTTAATACGGCCTTACCCACAATAGGATCAGCCTGTTGTTTATGCATGATGATATAAGACACACCAGTGATTGGCCATGCTTCTTTACCTTTTTGATCTGTCAGTACATTATACAAACCATTTGTTGTTGACCATTCTGCATTTGCTGCTGCTGCCTTAAATGTCAAATCATCTGGTTGTACCCATTTACCATCTTTGTTTTGCAATTGGGTATGTGCTAGTTTGTTTTTCTTTGCGTATGCATATTCAACATAACCAATTGAACCATTTAGTCTCTGTGCATTAGCAGCAACACCTTCGTTACCTTTACCACCAACACCTACAGGCCATTTAACTGCTGTTGCTGAACCAACTTGTTCTTTCCAATCAGCATTTACTTTACTCAAATAATCTGTGAATAGAAATGAAGTGCCTGAACCATCTGCACGATGTAAGACTGTAATATTTGTATCTGGTAATTTTAAATCTGTGTTTAATGATTGTATTGCTGTATCATTCCATTTTGTGATTTTACCAAGATATATCTTTGCAAGTACATCACCAGTTAATTTCATTTGTCCTGGTTGAATACCTGTTAAGTTTACAACTGGAACTACACCACCAATAACTGCTGGAAATTGCACCAGACCTTCTTTGTCCAATTCTTCTACTTTCAATGGCATATCACTTGCACCAAAATCAACTGTCTTTGCTTTGATTTGTTTGATACCACCACCTGAACCGATGGATTGATAATTGAGTCCTATTCCTGTTTCTGCTTTATATGCCTCTGCCCACTTAGAATAGATTGGATATGGAAATGTAGCACCAGCACCTGTGATATCTGCTGCTGATGCTACACCTGCGAACAATAACAATGATACTAATAGATTCTTCATACTATCTCCTATAGGAATTGTGCGAATGCACAATATCACACTTATCTATTTTTTTCGGGTTTTTAAATAGAACTGTAACACAACTGAAACTGAACTGTCATATTACGCTGCTTTACCCCATACATTTTCCCACGTACCAGACAATGCACCCTTAGAATAATCTGTTGCACGATTCTCAAAGAAATTGGTATGAGTTGGTGCATTGATCATTTCTTCTACCCATGGTAATGGATTCTTCTTAACTTTGAATATACCCTTTAGACCAAGGCTAATCAATCTACGGTCTGCAATGTACCTAATGTATTGTTTCACATCAGCGGCAGTCAGTCCTTCAATACCACCTGTTGCAAATGCTAGATCAATAAAGTTATCCTCTAGTTCTACCATTTTCTCTGCAATAGAATAGATTCTTGATTTAAGATCATCATTCCATATTTCTTTGTTCTCTTCGATGTATGTACGAAACAATTTAATCATTGACTCAGCATGTTGTGTTTCATCAACGATTGACCAAGTAATAATTTGCCCCATACCTTTCATCTTACCTTGGCGTGGGAAGTTCAGTAGCATAATGAATGAACTGAACAATTGCATACCTTCAGTGAATGCTGAGAACACAGCAATGTGTGTTGCTGTTGTTGCTGCATCGCCACTCTGTGTGCTCAAGTCTAACACATAATCATGTTTATCTTTCATCTCTTGATATGCTAGAAATTCTGAGTATGTGGTATCAGGCATACCAAGTGTTTCAATCAAATGTGAGTATGCTGCAATATGAAGTGCTTCACGTGCTGCAAAACCTAGCAGCATCATTCTTACTTCAGGCTGGGGGAAATAAGGTAGATAATTATTAACGTAACCACCTGCAACATCAATGTCACCCTGAGTAAAAAATCGGAACACATGAGTGAGAAAATTCTTTTCGTCTTTCGATAGTTTATTTTTCCAATCCTTAACATCCTCAAGCATCGGTACTTCAGTGTGTATCCAATGTGATTGTTCGTGTTGTAACCATGAATTGTACGCCCAAGGGTAGGCAAATGGTTTGAATGCCGTTCGTTCATCTGTTAGTTTTACTTGTTGTTTTTTGATCATTCTATTTGCTCTTATAGTTGTTATCTTGTTTTGCTTCTAGTTCTCTTAAATCATTTGCTACATCCGATACTCCATGCCAATCTTGAATTGCAATCATTACCTGTAAATAATCCAATAATATTTCTTTCTGTGTTCTAAATTCTGAATAGTCTAAGTTTTTACTTGTCATTCTCTTTATTTTCCTTTTTCTCTGGTTGAACTATTGCTGGTTTGTCTTTCTCTTTATCAGGATAAACTTTCTCAACTGTCCAATTAGCACCCATCCATCCCATTGCAGAGAAGAAACCCCAAACAAGCATATATGGTATTTCTGCTATCATATCATTTCTCCATCAATCTGTCTACAAAATTCAGTAATAACTTACCGTGTGTGTCTCTGTGCCAATGTTTATGGAGATATGGTTTATCATACCAAAATTCTTGGCTCTCTAAGTGTGGTCCTACTAATCCTATACGTCCCTTAATAATTGCTGCTGGATCGCCGTTCTTGTATCTTCCAACTGTTTCAAAAGTATTCTCATCTCCGACAAATGCTGGTCCATCATAGAAAAAAGGTCTAATCCATTCTCCATTCCAGTTACATTCTGCTGCTTTGGAGTAATATCTTCTGGTGCAGGTGTTGGGTCGTCGTATATACTGTTCGCAATTGGTATCGTCAATAAGATTGAAATAATTGTGATCAGCCCAATAGGCACCCATGCAGATACCAAGATACCTGCCACCATTTCTGACGTACCTGCGGATAGTATCACCATTTTCTCTAAACAGAAAATCGTAAGCATCAGAGTCACCAATCCCGCCAGCAAAGCAAACGGCGTCCACATCGTCAAAGAAAACATCTTCAATTTCGTGTCTAGTGAAAGTTTTGAAAACATAATGCTCCTCTAACGATTTGATAATACCATTTACTGATTGTATTGAACATCGTGGATGATGGACAAATAGGGCAATTCTACCCTTCACATGCGAGGCATTCATTTCCATCCGCTATAGATTTCAAGTCGATTTCTTGTATGATATCACGTTCAATCTTCTTTGAAACTTTATCTGCCTTAGCAAGTTTCTCAGAGCGGCAATAGTATAATGTTTTTAGTCCTCTCTTCCATGCCAAGAAATGGCAAGCATGGAGGTATTTTACATTTGTATCAGGTCTAAAAAATAGATTTAATGATTGTGCTTGGTCAATAAACTGTTGTCTATCGGCAGCATGTTCTACAACCCATCGTTGGTCAATTTCCATAGATGTTTTGAATACATCTTTGGTATATTCATCCATCCAATCCAAATGCTGAACTGAACCATCGTTTGCAATAATTGATGACCATATTTCTTGATAGTCTAGTTTTTTATCCACTTCACATTTTTCATTGATTAACTTATCTAAAAATTTATTCTTGTTTAGATGTGAACCAGAAAGAGTGTCTTGGCGATATGCATTTGCTCTATAAGGCTCGACAGACGGAGAGGTGTTGCCCATAAGAATAGAAGAGGAAGCATTAGGAGCAATAGCCATAAGGTGACTAAAACGTTGTCCGGTACCTTTTGCATCTGGTGCCTCACCACGTTCATTACCGAGTTCAAGATTTGCATCGTTTAGTTTACTCCTAATATGTTTAAAGACTTGCATGTTTATAGATTTGGCTAATGCGGATTCAAATGCGATATTCTTTTTCTGAAGAAGAGCATGAAAACCAAGAGCGCCCACACCAATGCTGCGCTCCTGCATAGCAGAGAACCTGGCTCGGTCGATAGCATTAGGAGCATTGTCAATAAAGTGCTGAAGTACGTTATCCAACATCTCCGCAACGTCCCGCAGAAAAAGTGGATCATTTTTCCAATCATCATAATACTCCAAGTTTACTGATGACAAACAGCATACCGCAGTTCTTTGTTTGTCTGTTGGTAGAATAATTTCAGAACACAAATTAGATTGCTTGATGCTCAGTCCCAATTTCTTTTGAAACTCGGGCATCATCCGATTACTTGTGTCGATGAAATGAATGTATGGTTCACCTGTGAGCATACGTGTTTCAAGTATACGCTGCCACAATTCACGTGCAGATACAACCTCACGCACCTCTTGTGTATGTGGATCTTTCAATTGCCAATCATCACTTGCTTCTGGATCAAGCATACATGTTTCGATTATATGCATGAATTCATCTGTAATGTTAATTCCGTGATGTAAATTCAACGTGCGTAAATTAGGATCGCCTGTGGGCTTTCTCATTTCGAGAAAATTAATAATATCAGGGTGACTGATGTCCAAATAAGCAGCATAACTCCCACGGCGAGTCCTACCTTGACGATAAGCAAGAGAAGATGCATCATACGTTCTAAGGTGAGGCATGATACCAACAGACTTATCATCAGCAGAACGAATACCAAGACCAATTCCAACTCCACCTCCTAACATTGATAACCAATTTACTTCCGATAACGTATTAACCAATCCTTCGGCAGAATCATCAAGATAAGGAAGAAAACAAGAAATAGGAAGCCCACGCTTAGAGCGACCAAAACTGAGAATAGGAGTAGAATAAGATAACCAGTGACGGCTACTATACTCATACAACCTTTGAGCGTGTTCATCATTGCTGCTAAATGCTTTTGATACATATGCAAACCTTTCTTGCGGCGACTTCTCATCCTCTTTCATGTATGATTCTTGTAATCGTTTAGTGCCCAATTCATCAAATAGTCTATCACGATCTAAATCTATCTTAATGCTGCTAATATCTACCATCTCATCTCCGTTGTTATTGTTGTTCTAGTGCTCTTGCTACGTTCGGGAACTTCTCTGCTATAATCTTCCAACATTCATCTGCCACTTCTCTGTGTTCTTTCTGTGTGCCATTTGCTCTACGCAATTCACAATAATGGATCCATGAACGAAGTGTACCATTCATGTACATGCGTGATTGTGTGTTGCCTTCTGGTAATACTGCTCTTGCTTGTTCTTTTGCGATGCCGTTTTCAATTGCCCAATTGTATGCATGTTCAGCATTATTGATTAATGTTTGCTGCATTAAATTCCATTTATCTTGCAATTCGATATCGTCAGTTTCAATGGAGTTTTGACGATTCTTATTGTCCTGAAGTCTTGCTTCACGAAGTTCAAAACCTAAATCTTTTGTTGGATCAGCATATCGCTGACTAAACTCTTGAAAGGCAAAACTCCGATGGCGCAATATTTGCCTTGCTATGTCTCGTGTAGTGTTTATTTCCATAACAACGTTGACCATTTCGAATGGTGACCAATGTTGATTTTTGATGAGATAACGAATAAGTTTTTCATCACCTCGTGTCATGCTTTGATTGCTCGGATTAGATACCCGTGCCATGTAAACAATCATATCTTCAGCGGAGTTGTGTCCCGCAAAAGGTGCAGTAATACCAATCAATTTCACGCTCATAATTTCTTCCAAAAAGTAAACTTCGCTATTGCTTCCAAACCATAAAATGTATTACTATCTATGATATCCTGAATTTCGCTGGTTGAAAGGCCATTTAGTATCATCTCATTGATATCTTTACCATCTATGTTGTCAGGCCAGATAACGACATAATGATTTGATTTGATAGCATTTTCAATCATTTTACATACTTCTTTATTTCTTGGCTCATTATCAAAAATCAGCACCAATTTCTTTGCTGAAATATTTTTTGCTGTCAATGATAAATTTGCATCACCAGATGCCACACAATTCTTTAGGAACAGAGAATCAAGTGGACCCTCAACAAGATATACTGGCTGATTTAGATCCACTCTATCCATACCATAGATAAGTTTGTCATCACTATCATTGGTACGCAGTGTTACATACCGAAGTTTGTAACTGCTTGCTTCTAATGCTCGACCAGAGACTGCAACTAATTGATTGTGTTTGTCATAGAATGGTATAATCAATCGTGCATCATCAACTACATTCTTGCCATGATTAGGTATTAGTGTATCACAAAATTCTTTATACTTATTGGTAAAGAGTAATAGGTTCCATACTTCTTTAGGCAATAATCGATTCTCAACATAATTCAGACAAAAATGTCCACTTGGCAAGTCTGACACCCATTC